CGCCGACCTCGAAGTTGCCGGTAGCTCCGCCGAACGTGAGCGTTGTGCCGTTTGCGGTCGCGCTCGAAACAGTCAGCGTCCCGGTAACATTCCCACGTGGCGACGGATTTGCGTAGTCTTGAAAATAGAATGTGCCGCGCTGCGCCGAGAGCAGGAAGGCGACAATCTGCTCGGCGTCCGCTCGCTTCATCGGCGGACAATCGACCGAGCCGAGCCACGCTTGACCCGGCCAGTTGTATTGCTGCGTTTGCAGAGTGAACGGCGAGGTGTTGCGCGAGGTCGCAGAAACGCCCGTAAACGACAAGCGCGAGAGGTTAAACGGACTCGGCGGCGTGAGTGGATAGGTGATGGCCATGACGATTAGGCGAAGGCTGCGCGGTATCCGCCGCCGCGTCGGACCATGTCTGGGATCTCGGCCTTTAGCCGGCGCCGCTCTTGTTCGAGGATCGGAGCGAGTTCGGCGCGAGAGACGCCGGCCGCTATGTTGTAATTGACCGTGACGCTGCCGCTGCCGCTGCCGAAACCGCTGCCGCTGCCGTCGCCGTCGCCGAAGCCGAAACCGCTTCCGCTGCCCGAACCGCTGCCGCCGCCCATCTTGTTATTCGGCACGATGGTGCCGCTGGCGCGCGGAACGAAGAGTTCTGGTCCTTGCTCGCCGACGACGTAAGGCGAGCCGCTGGCGACGGGTCCGCCCATTGCGCGGAAGCCGAACGCGCCTTTGATTGCGCCGCTGATGCCGGCTGCGAGTGGCTGCGTGACCAGTTGGCTAAAGACCAGACGAACCAAATCACGACCGAGTGAGCGGACGACCTCGCCGAGCTTTTGACCGCTGAGGATCGCGTCCTCGAAGCCTTGGGCGATCATGTCGCCGGCGTTCAAAAAGATCGCGTCGTTTTCCGCAATAATCTTGTTCAGCCTTAGGTTCACGTCCGTCTGCTCTTTCATGAGCTTCAGTTTTCTTTCTTCGATCATTCCGACTGCTTTGCCGTTCGCGATTGCTGTGCTCATCTCGTTGTTGAGCTGAATCATTTGCTGATTTTGAATCCCGCGCAGTTCATTAAGTGCCCTTAGATTATCCGGCCTTGAGATTTCAGCAATTTCTGCCTTTGGTTTGCTCTTCGTCAGCTCAACTTGCGCGTCCGCAAGTTGCTTCGATAAATCCAGCCCCACCTGCCGTTCGACGTTGTAGGCTCTTGCCAGCTCCACTTCCAGCTTTGCTCGGTCAAGCGGCCTGCTTTCGTCAACGGCCGCCATCGCGTTTTCTAGCCTTTCCACATCTGCGGTAGCTTCATCGAAAGCAGCACCCGCCGATTGTCCGATTTTGTCGAAATCTTTGCCGAGAGACTGAACCGTTTCCCCGAGCGATTTGATTTCTTTCGCCGACTGTTCTTTTCTAAATTCTCCCAGTTTTTTCTGCAAATCCGTCTCGTCTAAAATTCCCACCATTTCACCCAAAGCAAAGCCGGCACGGGTAAGTGCGGCAGGAATTTGCACAATAAAGTTGAGCAGCCCCTCGATTGCATTTTGGAAGCGCATTGCTCCAAGAATTTGCTCGTCGCTCATTCCCATCTCATCGCTCGCTGTTACGACCTGATCGATTTTGCCTTTCAGCATCGTCATCGTCGCCACAAGCGCACTGCCACCCAAAAGATTTTTGCCTAGTGTCCCGATGCTTGCGGTGGTTTTTTGCAAGCGCGTCAGACTATTCTGAATCCCAGCAAAAGCCTTCTTCGTGTCATCGACCGCCCGCAGTGTGAATGTTGCCTCAGCCATGGTTTTTAAGTTTTCGATTTTGGTGTTCGATGTAGGCGAGCCAGCCGTTCAATTCTTCGGCCGGCATCGCGAGCACCTCGTAGGCAAATTTGTGCAGACGATCAGCAAGCGCGTAAACGGCGAGGAGGTCTGCCGCCTCCCCGCCGTAGATCAGTTTTTTAGGTCGTCCACCTTCGGCGAGTCATCGGCGAGTATGGCGTTTGCGACGCGGCCGACGACGTTGCTGTCCGCTTTGTTCAACAGCGTCGGCTTGTGCTCGATCGTAAACAGCTTTGCGCCGTGCTCGTCGGTGGCCTTCATGATCAAGATGTCCACGAGCAGCTCCATGTCGTTCTCTTTGCTGCGACGATAAAGCCGGTTCTTTTCCGAGAGCGTGACCGGCGTTGCGTGCACGACGAGCTTCCACTCCGGCACGTCGATTTTGCGCGTGCCGAGTGAGGCGAAGTGTTCTCTGACGAGGTCGATTGCGTCCATGTGTGTGTTGTGTGTTTTGCCTACTAAATTAAGCCGTAAGCGTGCTCAGCGGACCGTTGCCCTCGAAGGCGATCGAGCCCTCGATGATCCCGTCAAATGCAGCGTTGACGTTGAACTGGGTGACAATGGCCGCGCCCGAATAGTAAACGTCGCCGACCGATGCGCCCTCTGGGTAAAGGTTCAGCGTGACCGAGCTTCCGATGGTGATCAAGAGCTGGCCGGCGTCCGCTTCGTCCCAGTAAAGGTCACCAGAAACCGAGAACGATTTCATGGACGCGAGTCGGGTGCGGTAGGTGTCGCCGATCACCGAATCTTCCACGGTGTCGGAGGTGTGGGTCAGAGCGTAGTTGCGCAGCTCGCCGATGGTGGTGCTGGATAATTTAATGAGGCCTTCGCGGCCGAGTTTGGTTGCCATAAAATGAGGTTAGTCGGTTGAAAAATAAATGCAGTTGAAAGTGTGCCGAGCCGAGCCAAACCGCCGGTCTTCGTCTGGCTCAATCGTATATTCGACGGACGTCAAATGCAGGTCCTGACACTGCCCGCCTAGCGTAACGTCGGCGAGCACGGCCGCTTCGACCGCTGCTGATCCGGTGTCGAAAAGATCGTCGATGAGGTAGGTGCCGCTCTCGGCGATAAAGTAGTCCACGACGAGCTGGAGCTGGCGGTATTGCGTGCGATTGCTCGGCCCGAGCGTGCGGACTTCGATTTGCTCGCTGACCGCGTAAACGGCTGCGGCCGGGAAGCTGATGCTGGCAATCGTGTTGTTGCGCCCGCGCAAGATATTCGCGGTCGGAACGACGAGAGCGCCGGTCAAAGCGGTGGCGGTGGCGTTGCGGATGTTTGTGCGTGTGCTCATGCTTCTTTCGGTATGACCATGCCGCCCTTTACTTTTGCGAATCCAAGATTCACGGCGCGGTTGGCGAGAAGAGCTCGATATTTCGAAAGCGTGACCTTGTAGCGAATTTTTAAAGCCGAATCTACTACGCGTTGCAGGTCGGGAATCTTGTTGCCGGTGGTCCGTGCGCTCACGAATGGATTCTGCCCAAATTGCACTTGAGCGGTTCCAGCCTTTGTCATGTGCCGACGAATCCAAGACGGCACGCGCACGCCGCACGCCATCGCAGCCGCAGCAAATCCAGCCTTCGCGAGACCGACCTTTTTCTGCGTGTATTTTAGATAAGCGTCCGCCGCTTCATTAGAGATCCACATCTGATCCTGCACTTGCCAGCGGCCGATTGCGCTGCGGGTGACTTGTTTCGGCCTGCCGCGCGCGTTTCTGTTCGCGTAGTGAAAGGCGCGCATCTGCGCGATGGATGCGCCCGGTTGCCAGAACTTGCGATAAATGCGAATTTTCTTTGAGCCCTCCCATCCGAGGTTCACGCCCATCGTTTCATTCTGCCCGTCGCGTGGTGGAACTTCCGTTGAGTTCCCAATCTTTTGGAAAATACCGATGCTTTTTTCTTTAGCCAGTTGTCGCCCGCCGAATAGGTCGCCCAGAATTGCGTTCTCACCCTGCTCCTTCGCGTTCGTGCTGAGTCCGCCCGCTTTGGTTTTCGTGATCGTTCCGCCGGTCACGAGTGGGATCTGAGTCTGCGAACCTTTTGGCAGTTTGTCGCCAGTCGGCGGCGTGATCTGCATGATCGTCCTTGCGACGTAAGCGCCCTCTTGCTTAATGACCAAACCGAGATCGACCTTTGCAGCGTCGGCGAGTCTCGCGAGCGCATACTCGAGCCGCTTGGTGTCTGAGAAGATCGAAATCATATGACCTTAGCGACGCCCAGCTCACATCCCGCGCCCTCGGCGTCCAGCGTCACGCGCTCAACGTAGTAGGTGATGCCAGCCCGAGAAAGCGTCTGCGTAACCTTTGGCGCAGCGCTGACGCTCGTCGTCAAAAAAAAGATTGTGAACTTGCTGTCGTCGCGGCGTTGGTCCTCGAAGTCGGCGAACGCATTGCTCGCCGCTGACCAGATGCCGGTGACCGCCGCGCCCTGATACGTGAACGAGACGCCCGCCTGCGCAAGTATCGCCGAAAAGTCGGAGTTGATTTGCGTCGGGTCGAAGTCTCGGACGGCGGCCATACTATTGCGAGAATCGTCAAACCCGCCCGAAGTGCACCGCGTGCAGCGC